TGAAGACAAGTTGTCGCAGTCTGAGCTAGACATCAGGGCAGCTAGGCGCAAGCTTAGAGGATTAGGTGTTGAGGTTATGAAGACCCACATGCCTGACCCGTCTATAGACGAGGACATGCTTACCAATTTAGATGAGCGCATCAACGACGCTAAGTTGATACTGGACGGACTGAACTCTTTGGTAACAACGGCAGAAGAAATGGTGAAGGAATTTGCAGAAGAAAACGTGGTCGAAAAAACTACGAAGCCGTAGGCATCTGCAAGCGGTGCGTGAAGAGGGCTGCTTGGTTTGTTACAGGCCAGCCCAAGCGCATCATCTTACCTTTGTCGAGGAAGATGGATTGCGAGGTATGCGAAGGAGCGGGGATCAGTACGCAGTCCCCTTGTGTGATGACCATCACAGACAGCTTCATGCGCATGGCAACGAAAAGCGATGGTGGGCGCTACAAGGTATCGACCCCATGGCGTGGTTAGAAATGTTTAAACGCAACAGAGGAATGAGCGATGACAGCGAAGAAGACAGCGAAGAAGAATAGCCCTGATACAAAGAAAAAATACTATGTCACAAAGAACGACATGATCCTTAATCTACAAAAAGAAATGGCTGTTCAACAGGAGGATCACGAGAATAATCTCGCGCAACTGCGATCCGAGATGAAGAGTAGGGACGAAGCTATTCTTAACCTTGAAAAAGATATAGCGCAATCAAGGTCTGTTATTAGGAAGCATTTTGCGCAGCGATACATAGCTGATGATGTGTTTGATTTGTGCAACAAGCTATCAGCAGAAGACGTTTCTTCAATTATGCATGTGTTTAGTGAGCGAATGACGTTTGTTCTTGAAGAAAATAAATCGGGCGATACGCGACAAATATTTACCGACACCGAGATAGATTGCTTCGCCGCAGAGTCTGCCAATATTTTAGTTTACTTAACGGAGGCTGATCCCGATGGAGATTAAACCGGCTCGTAAAATATACGCACTAGAAGCCCACATAACGACGGTGAAGCACTTCTCAATAGAGGCTGACTCCTTGAAGGAAGCAAAGAAGAAGGCCGCTAACGAAGCCAGACGATTTATGGGCGAGGATTGGAAAGGGCTAGTTATTAAGGAGGCAGACAATGAATGGTGAGGATATAGCGGAAAGCTTTGAGGCAAAGAAGTATGCGTATCGGCAATCGAAAGATGGAATGGTCTTGTCTTTTGTGCTGCACCCCAATGATGTGCCAAAGGACATGGCAACTTCCCCAATAGGGCAGCGATACATGATTGCCTGTGCGCAGATAGATGACTTTGAAAACCCCATTAGGCCAGCGGCTGTCACAGATGCAGAGAAAGCTTTAGCTAGGGCCAACCTCATATGTAGAGATGAGTCGTATATAAAGTGGGTTCGCATGAACTATTACCAGTGGCACCCTGTTGATGAGACTCAGAGCGATGAGAACTATGCGGCAGATGTCATTAGATTTATCTGCGGTATCGGATCTAGGTCAGAACTCAAGACAAACGAAGAAGCTAGGGATCGTTTAAACGAACACTTGAAGTTGTTTGAAAGCGAGGTTAGCGCATGAAGACTTGGTATACCGAGGAGTTGCGTAGGTTACGCGCCGACCAAGGGATGTCGCTTCAAGAGTTAGCTGACAAAGCTGGCAGCACTAAGAGTTATGTTGGTCAGGTTGAGCGCGGTCTGCGAAACCCCAGTTTCGGGATAGTGGAAAACATGGCCAACGCTTTGGGTGCAAAAGTTTACATACAGCTAGAATCTCCAGAGCCTCCAACCGCTGCCGCAAAAGATAAGCGCAAACGCACTTCCATTGTAAGCAGATTTATGTAACAACGATGTTAGGTCAGGGCTTTAATCAGCCGCCGTAGCACGTTCCCGTCCGTGTATGACCGAAGGCGGGTTCGCAATATAGGAGATTTGATGTTTATTTTTGGGCGCAAGACGTACCTTTTTATACCAATAACCCTGTTTCTTTTGACGGGTTGCGAAACTACAGCCCAAACCTACTGGGATCATCTTGGCCCCGATCAAGTTCACTGCCCAGACCGATCAGCAGGGTACAAAATTATCAAGATGTGTCGGCAATATGGGCCACACTTAATCTGCAAGTGCGTGTCTAACTAATGAATTTTAATATAGGCGACACTACATCGCACCCAATTTTGCATGGCTTGCGAACTATGCCTCAGTTACACAACCCACCAACAACAAATTTTGATAACAACGGGTGTGCATCAAGGCTATTAATAAGAAATGAAGCTGGGGACGCTCTGACAACGGATGGGTATTTAGCTGGATGTATTGATCACCTAGTGCAACCCAAGCGCGTTTACAGTAGCAAGAAACAGGTGCATGTCACTGCGGAATACAACAGATCTGCCGTGTACCTACTGTTTGATAAGGGTGAGCTTGTCTATGTGGGTCAGAGTGTAAAGCCCTTGCAGCGTATCGGGCAGCACCAGAGAGATAAAACTTTTGATAGCTACAGGATTTTATACTGCGCCGAGAATCGTCGTTTGTATTGGGAGTCTAAGTTAATTGACGCGCTCAACCCGCCACTCAATAAGACCGGAAAAACTTTCCGGGGAACCGGGTAGCGTTTAAACAACCACCTACTAGAGTGTTTTAGATACCCGTAGTGAAATCAAAACACAGTTATAGGTTATGTTTAAACGCAGATAGTAGAGGATAATCTATATGATTACTTACCGAACTTCTGCTTCTGTGATTTAGGCGGAGACTTTTTGCTGCCACCCTTGCCGCTCCAAAACATCTTGTTTGCCCAGTAAGCTGCTGATGTTTTGCCCTTCTTGATGTTCTTTGCATGGCGAGCTTTGAAACTTTTCCTAGCTTCATCACTGTAGTTGTGACCCATCTTCTGATCACCAAAACGAATGATCTTCATCTTCCCGCCATCACGCACAGCCACGACACCTTTCTTTGTCTTGTGGCTTGGTGTTCTCTTTGGCTTGTTTAAACCAGAAAGGCCGACCTTCTTGAGCCTATTCTTTTCTGCATCTGTCAAACTCATTTGCGGTGCCTCGCTGTTTTCTTGGCAACCTTCTTAGGTTGAGCGCTATGCTGCTTGCCCTTCTTTGTGTCTGCCCGTTTCTTCTTTGATGTCGCTGCATACTCTTTGCTGGACAGAGACTTGATTGCTTTCTCTGGCAAGTACCGCTCGCCTGTAGCCTTCTTCCCTTGAGTGCTAGGCTTCCCTGACTTGGTTCGCCACTTCTGTTTTGTCCACTTCTTGAGGGACTTCTGTGACTTCTTGAGAGGCATTACTTGTACCCACCACCGGCATCTTTGTACGCCTTAGCGAGCATCTGGGCTTTACGCGCCGACCACTGACCAGCCTTGCCGCCCTTTGTTCCCGCCTTGATACGGTTGAACTGACGCTTACGCATCTCTGGTTTGGTGTAATTGCCAGCCTCGTTGACGCGAGACTTGCTCTTTTTCTTCTTAACCTTTCCGCCTTTGGCGTATCGTTTAAACATAATCGCCGCTTCTTATCATCTCGGTTACTTCCACAGCACGATTGCCAACCTGTTGGCTCCAACGCGAATCCATAAACTCATCGGCTGCAATGTCGAACTGCTCGCGGCTCATTGCTTCAATCGCTTTCACAAATCCGCGCAGTCTTGTCATGCCGAGATTAAAACTTATGTCAATCATCGCATCCTGTCGCGCTTCATTCAAAGCCGGAAACCAGAAGTAAGTATCAGTCAATTCCTGACGGACTCTCGTGATGTCGTTCTCCAGCAAGTAATCTATCTCGTCCTCAGACAGCCCAAGGCCACCGTTCTCGTCAATGTTGCGCCCGACACCTACAGTGATCATATCCTCTGAACATTTGTACGCATGGCTGCGCACACCTTCATGCCTTCGCAGCATTTCTATTAAATCTTTTGACATCTATTTCTCCCTGCTCACGCCTCTGGTCTTCTCGTAGCTTCTCATAGCGCCTAAACCGAGCATCCCAGTCATAGTAGTCATTAACAGCGACGGGTCTATCTCTGGAACCTCTACCCAGATACCTGCTATGGGCGCGATCAATACATGATACAGAAGACCCAGACTACAGCACCAACCGATGCTGGGACGCCATCCAGCCACAAACAACGACTTGTGTGCAGCCTCCACCTTATTGATTTCCATCTGACCCTTGGCAAGTTCAGTGGCATGACGCTCTGCAAGCGTACTTAACTCAAAGGCAATACGATTCTTCTCGTCCTTGTCTTCAATAACCTTGTCAAGCAAAGAGGTTGCTGGGCCTATTAGTGAACTGAGTATGCTCATTCCGCTTCCCTGTCTTCTCTACGAAGACGCTCAGTAATCAGCCGTGTTGTCCTGCCAGCCTCTACAAGCGCTGCATATTTCTGCCTATAGTCCTCAAGCTTGGAATTGTAATTCTTGACTCTGCGCTGACGCTCGGCGCGTGACAGTGTTTGGTCTTTCAGAACCCGACGCCTTGCTGCGAGTACATCGTTACGCTCTTTATCAATATAAGTGAGAGATAAAAGTATTTGTCTAGGATCTACATTGGTTACGTTTAAACCAATCATACGCATCAATGCTTGACCCATAGTGTCGCCCTCAACGCCACTAGCCTTTGTGCCACCGCGCAATGCAGTGTTTAGTTTTGATACCGCACCGTATTCTGTGTTCAAAAATCCCGGCAAGACATATTGATTAGCTGCCCAGAACATAGCGTCGGTAAGCTTCCCACGCTTATAGAATGGGCGCTCCATAGCGTTTTCTATGTACATAGGATCTGATGGATTGACTATTGGACGCTGTGTAAACGGATCAAGATTCTGTGATGCGCCAAACAACGACCACGCAGGGCCACCAAACATACCCACTAATGAGGTTACATCTTTAACGCTGAAGCCCTGATCTTCTGCTGCCTTTGTGCCTGTTGCAGTCTTAACACCAGCGGCTAGGTTTGCTCCGAGGCCAGACAGCGAACCCCAAGGATACAGATAGCTTGTGTCCATAAACTGCAAGCGACCTTGCGCATCTCTAGCTGGCAACGGTATGAGGCCGGGATTGTTCCTTAGATAATCAGGCAAAGCCTTTTTAACTTGATCGTACTCATCATCGTCTATATCAAACATCGACATAAACAATGACGGCAACGCATAGCTAAGGGCGACATATGGCGCAAACTTAGTTGGGTTACGCAATGCAGTCTTTGCCAATACTGGTAGAACTTTGTACTGGAACGTAAGGAATGGAATACCCAAGGGGCTTTGTCGCAATCCACGCACAACCTGTGGAACATCAGAGTAATCAAACAGATACTCTTGAGCCTTCAAGAATGCATCGTCTGCCGAGCCGCCCTGTCGTTCCATCACATCTATAGCTATTGCAGTCTTACCTACAACCTCAATGCCTT